TGGGCGTCAGCTCTGGGGCGTTCCGCGTTGCCTCTATTGCCTGAACGAGGTAGCCGCCCATGACGTTGGCAAATTCCACCCGCGTCCGCTTCATCTCTTCTTCGTCCGCGAATACGGTGCTGTCGGTCTCAACATCTATCTGATAGTGACGGGTCTTGTCGTTCCGCATGATCTGAAGCATCTCATCGGTGACTTCCATCCCCGTAATACGCTCAAGAATCTCCGGCTCGTAGTTCTCGGCGATCAACTCAGCCTTGATGCGGAACAGATCACGGATATATTTCTGAATCGCGTCCTGGCGTAAGCGCAGCCGCATCGATCCGTATTGCGCCTTCAGTTGCTGCGCGGTCGCACTCTCGCTGGCTTTGGTTCCACCACCCCGAATGATGTCCGAGATGCCCGTCACCTCGTAGATGATCTGAAGAACCTGGGCGCGTTGCGTATAGAGACCCTGAAGCACGGTAGAAATCTGGGAAATATCCTCGGTCTGGAACACAACCGACAGACCACCCTTTTGGGCTAACGAGGAAAAATTCTCCGACGGCACAAAATCGTTATCTCCTGCGGTTGCTAGGTTAGCGAGTTCCGGCACCGAAGAATCGTAGACGCCCCGCCGCTTCAATCCCTCGATCAGATGCGTGATCCGACTTGTCACCCGGTCCAGCTCATCGGCCTGATCCTGGTACAACGTAAACTCGGGAACAGGAACAGAGGTATTGTTAGTCCGCACCGCGATCAGCGGAACAGGAGTGGGGAAGAAATCCTCCAACTGGTATGGATCATCGTCCTCCGCCAGCAAATCCTTGTATCCTGACGCTACAAACAGACGCTTGCGCTGGACCTTGTCCCAAATCTCCCAGACTTCCGCCCGATTATAGATTTCGTCCAACTGTTCATTGCTGTCCGTATCAGGCATCCACGTCAGCGGCACCTCATAGGCATGGGCAAATCCACGCCCTACCAGCTCATCCCGTGTAAACAGATGTCGCCGCGCCCGCCATGTCGCGTCTTCAGGTCTGCGGCTGGGGCTCTCGCGATAATCCTGCCAGTGGACGTATTCAAAACGGCACCGCTGATCGCCGACGTGTTCTACTTCCTCTTCCTCGACGATATCAATACCGTCGTCCTTGACCTCGACCTTGATCTTTTCCTTGATGATGATCGGCTCATAAACGACCCAGACCACACCGCGTCCTGGCAACAGGTAATCTTCCAATGCCGATTTCAGTGGCCTGCTGGCATCATAGGTATCGAGATCGTATGAAAGGGTGCGCTCCAACAGAATAGCCACCTGTCGGGCTGCGGGATTGGGATCGGGGAACCGCCGCCGCACATCGGGCTTCGCCATACGAGCAAACAGCGCGCCCTTCAGCGTTTCCGTATTGGCCCACAAGATATTGAATCGGCTGGCAATCGGGCCGATAACCGCATTCCCACCGCGCTCGTCGCGGTAGCGTTCCACCACACGGTTGCCGCGCTCACGCCAATCGCGCTCGAACTGGCTGGCTTGCTCTAACTCGTTCTGCCAGTAGCGTGACGGGCCGAGGAGCTTTTCCTGTTCAGCGCGTGTGTCGTCTTTATCAGCCATCGCTAATGCTCGCTCCGCTTATCTTGCCACGGACAGAGATTCCGGCGCCCTGCACGGTGTCGGCGCTACCGGAGACCAGGGGGTGCCACCATTCCAGCGGCTCGCCCCGTGCCAATTTCGCATACGCGCAAGGATCAGGGAGCCAATCGCACTCACGAACGGACTGCGGCGACAATATGACGCAATTCGGAACGCGCTGTGAGCGATGCCCATAATCGGTACAGCGTATTTCAGTGGTATCAAGCAAATGACAAGCAAGATCGGTATAGAAGACCTCTTCCGTTTCCGCGCTTCTGATTTTGACCGCACAGCATTTGCCGCATCCATCACATAGGGACTCCCATTCACTGACGGACATCTCCTCCAGAGATTTGGTTTCCCAATAATTCACGCCGTTCCAAATTGCTGCATGACTTGCTGGGCAGCTTGCGCGCCCATTGACCCAGCCCCCGGTGTGGGCGGCATCCCAGGCATCCCAGGCATCGGCGCTCCAGGCTGTGGCGGCATCATTTGTGCGCCAGGAGCCATACCGGGAGGCATACCAGGATTTGGCATGGCCCCGATATCCGGCGGGGGCATCGGCATCATCATGGGCGCTGGCCCCTGCATTGGAGGAATCAGCGGAATTTCCTCGACGGTCTCGGTGGTAACCGGAACACCACTATAGTCGCCGGGCGATTCAGTGGTCTTCACCGTTATCTTCGCCATAAGCACACCGCCCATCTGGGCAGCGTCTTCCGAAGCAAAGCCGTAATCAATCGCCATCAGATACGCGGCTCCATGTGATTTCGCTCCTCAAGATCGTGTATTCCCCACAAGTCGTCAAGACTGGGCTTCTTCAACATTTCTTCTTGCCAGTCAGACTCCGGCTCCTTGGGCTTCAGATTACGGTAGGCAATCGCCAAATATCTAAAGGAATCAGCGGCATGTGACGCCCAATTATGGAGCGGCGTCTTGCGGAACACGCGCTTCACGTCATCCCATTCCCTCTGATAGGAACGGAGTGCATTGAGTCCTTGCTCACAATTTAGCTCATCGAAGTAACAGTGGTGAAGCAACAGCCGAGCTGCGTTGATGCCATCCGCGATCTTCTGGCTGGGCACGATCTTGGGCTTTCGGCCCATATTTATCAGCGTCTCGGCGCGGGTTCTGCCGGTGCCAAGCTCACGAACCTTGGCATCGTGGGGCAACCAGTCATCACCGTACCGATAGCCCTTCTCCTGCATGATCCTGACGTAGTGTTCGAGCCCTACGTTGTTGTGTTCGTAGTAATCAATGACGCGCACTTCGCCCATAGTGACCTGAAAAAACCACAGAGCGCATGAATCGCTGATCCCCAAATCCCACGCAACATGGACAGGCAGCTCCTCATCGTACTCCACACGGCAAATCCGGCCTTCCTTATCAGCGTCATCTATGATCCCTCCGTAGTAGCTGCCCTTGATCGCAGCCGTCCACGAGCATTCAAATTCCTGTAGATATTCGTCCTCGCCCATCTCGCGCTTGGCAGCCGCAAGCTCGTCGGGCTCGATTACTTCCGTCTCGGACGCCCGATATATTGCCCGGTGCCACTCACCGTCATCGCCGACATCCTCATAAAGACGCCAGAAATGGTTTCTTCCCTTCGGCGTCCCGATGAATATCGCCCAGCCCTTACGATCAACCAAACTCGGCCGGATGATCTCCGACCACACACGGGGCGACATATCGGCATATTCGTCCAAAATCACCCCGTCCAGGAAAATCCCCCTCAACGCATCGGGATCATCCCCCGCACCCGCCAGCCGGATACGGCTGCCGTTAATCAAATCAACCCTGAGTTCCGACTGATTGATCTTGGTGCCCGGCAAGTCCTTGGCGTAATAACACAAATAATCCCACGCCACTTGCTTGGCCTGACGATAATACGGCGCAAGATACATGAACCTGCCGTCACGGCGCTCGGTCTTCAACTCCAGCGCCTTGGCCAGCAACTCCGTTACCGCATAAACACTCTTCCCCCACCGCCGGTGGCTCACACAAATCTTGAACCGCCTGTCATTCCGGTGCAGATCAAGCTGCTGGGGCCGTGGCGTATAGGGAATCTGTATCTCCATCAGTCCCCCTTACCACTCTCCGTTGGAGTAATATCAATCATCTTCGCCTCTTCCTTGGGAGGCTCCAGCGCAAACGTCACCGTAATACTCTCCGGCAATCCCTCATGCACCGTCTTGGTCGTATCTTGCCAACCAGCCCGTGCCTTCAACCAAAATATACTTGCGATGGTGTCCTTGCCGCCGCTGGCCCTGCCATAGAGGCTCTTCGCCACACTCATATTAGCCCTGGCCGCACCCGTATCTAGCTCACGGCGGTAGAACTTCCGCAGCGTCTTGGGCGCTATATCCAACAAGGCGCAGATAGAGTTCTGATCCAAGCCCATGCCAACCGCAGCCATCACCGTCTTGCGGGTTACCTCCGATGGCTTGTGATACGGGCGAGGCGCACCGCGAGGCTTTTTTACAATTTCCCCCAAATCAGGGAGACCATCAGTAAACGGCTCATCCATAAGTAAAACTTAATAGCCCAAGCATCATAAAGCTGTCTAGGGGCAATCAGATGGAATGAGGTGAGGAGGGGGTGGTTGTGTGTGGGTGTAATAGGCCTGTAAACGTCAACGACACCGACCCCCGGCGTCGAGTCCGCTCGGCGAAGCCGAGCCGGAAACTGCCGTCGGGGCCCCATACCGAGCCGAGCCGGCCGGCGCCGCGCTACGCGCCCGGTCCGCGCCCGGTCCTGGTCCTGGGCCGGCCTAGGCTAGGCTAGGCCCTCACGCCGCGCCGTCGTCGTCGGCATCCTGGCCCTTCCGAGCAGCCAGAAGACGGTCTAGCGTAAGGGCAGTTATAAGATGGGCCGGCCTATGCCTGAACTACAGTGAAATTCACATTGTGGCCGCAGAACGAGATTTGGCCCGGCTCACCTGTGAAACCCACAAACGCGGAATAATGCACCGAGGTGAAATCCTCGGACCACCCTTCTCTGTTGCAGTGTGCCACGAGGCCGGACCGGCCGTAGTCGCGCCGCGCCATGCGACCCGCGAAAATAACGGCAGCGTCGTCGATATCGTCAACGTCCTCCCGGTTGTGGCGGATGTTTTGAAAATGCTCGCATATGTACGTCATATCTATAGCCTCTCTGTGATTAGCCTCAATAACCACACCCTAGCCCACGTCAGCACATAACACAAGCATCCAGAGGCTTTTGATGCCCCCGTGGATGGACGGGGGTTTCGCCCAGCACTATCACCCCGCCCCTATCCCGCGCCCCGCCTAGGTTTATGCGCCTCGGCCAATTCCCATCGCGGTACCACGTT